TGTACGTAATGACTAGTCATCATTACGCACATTTATTCTCTAGCCTTAATTGGTAGGAAGTTTGGTTTAGCTTCTGCGCTAGCGCAGTTCTGGTGCGCCTCCATATTTGAGCCTATCTCACTATGGAGCTTATCCAGACCTTGTGCAAGTGTGTAATTTGTGTGAGCCTATCTGGCCATGCGAGCTGCGTCTAGTACTTTGGAAAGTACCTCTTTGGCGCGCCCGCACGCCATTGAGCTTATACTTATCCTCTGATATAAACCATCAACTTGACTAACCCCCCTTATATGTTTTAGAAAGACACAGAGAGGTGTCAACAACCATCATTACGGTTGAGAAATATAAAAAGAATAAAAAGTTCAAAACTTAAATATTTATAGTGTTGAACGAAAACATTAGTGTGCCTGATGCACATCTTTGTTCAAAAATGATCTTGTTTATGGATCCTTTCTGGATTGGAATCACTGCAAGTCTCAAAATGAGAGATGGTTCACATTCACATAACTTGGAACATACTTCTGTCATTTCGGAAGTAATGCACCCTAGGTTCAACATCATTTTGTGAACTTTTATGTGTAATATCACGCACTAATTACTGCTCCATGTAAGAGTCAAGGAGCCGGGCCCGCACGTTGCGGGCAAACCCCAGACTGGGTATAAACGTCTTTCAAGAAACAGATACAAACTAACACAATGTCCCGATTATACTACGAGCCGTTGGGTAATGAACCTTTCTGGTTTGCCTCTTATGCTGATGTCTGTTTTTTTGATGAAAAAGCCGGATTTCTTCGCGTTGAAGTGCGCGTTAAATTTCCGAAGTATGGATCGTACATTGTATGTGCCTTTTGGGTAGATCCTAATGTGGTTGCTATCAATTGCAACAATTGGTTTAAATTACCAATGCCCTTCAGATGTGCGCGTTTCAAGTACAAAAACAAGTATTTGGAACCACATAAAACGTTCCTGGATTATGGGTTTAGGGCACCCAGGTTTGTCCTATCACTTGATTGTGAAGGCAGACCATTCCTTGTGAACATTATGGTTGCAGATAACGTGTCTGCTTACACATCACAGTATGTGTTACCATATGAAATTAAACAGGAGATTGACGAACTCCTGGGGCATGACTTGAAATGTGATGCCTGGGAATTGCAAAACGGAGAGAGTGAAAACTTAATCCAGCAGTTCTCCAAATTGAAAGGGGAACTCAATGAATCTTATGGTTGGATTGCAGACTTGGTCGAGAATCTATTTCAAATGATTTATTGGTTTTCCCGCTCTGAAGGACCTGCTGACTATGCGGCACTTGTACATTTAGGTATTCGTCTCTTTTTTAAAGAGAGTGTTAGTGTGAATGTTCAGGCGCTACTGAACGTGCAGGTCGTTGAATTGCAATCGTTTGAGGATGATGTGCATGAGGTGCGACATATCTTTGAGTTGACTACATCATCTTTGGACTCTCCTTTGGTGCGTAAGATGTACGATTTGTATACATATCTGCTTGCTCAGGGTTTTCTCGCTAAGTTTGGTCTAGAATTGAGTAAAGAGGAGTATCATATCTTATCATCTGTCGCAACTGGAAAGTACTCATCTGGTGTCGGTCTTTTTCGGCACATTATTGATACAGCAATATTCATTTGCGAAAAGATCTGTGATTATAGAGCTACAGGTGAGTTGTCAACCTTTGTGCACTCAAGTGAAAGTTATTGGCAATGGGCAAAAGAAGCAGACCGTTTGGTTAATTTAGGTCCATTTGTTGGCAATCTTGCTGCTCAAGGTACGGACTCCTTTACCTTTCATGCAGATCTTGATGAAGCTATTGAGAAGGGTCGCATTATTGAGCGACACTCATAGAAGACCAATGGCTTCCCTAGTGCTGTATTGAGTAAGAAGCTACAGTCGTTGGAGTTTCTTAAGGCAAATGAGTTTTCACGCCGTTCAGCACAACAGACAAGGAAGGCTCCAATGGGAGTCTTTCTATATGGACCTTCTAGTGTTGGTAAGTCCACTATTATGAAGATGATGTTTACCTACTACGGGAAGTTGCATGGGTTAGGAGTAACGGACAATTATTTTTATGTCCGTAATGGCTCAGATCCATTCTTCAGTGGTTACGATTCGTCTAAGTGGTGTATTTGTCTTGATGATGTTGGATACTTGCTTCCACAGAAGGTTCAGGGCATTGATGTGACCTTGAACGAGATTATCGCTATTGGCAATCAGATTTCTTTTTGTCCCAACCAAGCAGCTATTGAGGATAAGGGTAAGACACCAATTCTAGCCCGTTTACTTATGGCTTCCTCAAACACTCCCGACATGAATGTAAGAGAATATTTTTCGTGTCCTTTGGCAGTTTCTCGTAGATTGCCATATGTGGTGGAGGTGGAGGTTAAACCAGAGTACCGAGCTGAAAATGGGTGTTTTTTGGATGGTCATAAGGTGCCACCTATTACTGATGGGTTCCCAAATTATTGGAACTTCAAGGTTAAGAAGATTGTTCCGACAAAGCATATCAATCGTGATGTTGCGGCATTTGAAACAGTCGCCACATTTGAAGATGTGAATCTGTTTTTGCAGAACTTTGGGAAGTATTCACAAGAGTTTGATGTGGATCAAGAAAAGTCAATGACATGTGCGAGAGCGATGCAAGATTTGAATGTGTGTAGTATTTGTGCCTTACCTGGAAATTCTTGTGATTGTTTGCAGAATGGTGTCACCGTGTATTGGTGGCGCATGTGTTTTGCCCTTTTGATTTCCATCCTTGAGTGGTGTGCGAAGTGGTCGCTTCAATTTACCTGGTTGCGTAGATGGGTGTATTATAGTGCTCGTGTGAAGTTTATTATGTATTTGTATGCATGGCTTACGTCTTATATGAGTACTGAGTTTAATGCACATTTCTATGCTCTGATTTCTCATGTTCGAGTGCGGAAGAGTATGTTGCTAGCCCTTCAAGCCTTTGCAACAGTTGGTGCTGCGATTACACTTTTCTCATGTATGAAGTCGGTTGCTACTCATGCTGTATCTAAGAAGAGAGATCAGCATGATGAATTTGTTACACAAGGGAATGTCTACAGTACTACGGAGGTTGATCTCCCCAAAGACCAAAACAGCAATGTTTGGTTTAATAAGGATGTTTCATTATGCCACTTTGATGTCCCTAGAGCGAGTGCAAGCAATGCACACTTGAGTGATGATGAGATTCGTGAGATTTTCTCTCCTAATTGTGTTGCTTTGTTGATACATGGTTGTACTAATGGTAGGAACTTCCATACGGGAGGTTTCTTCCTGAGAGGGCAATTCCTGTTTTTTAATGCTCATTGTGTGATGGATTCACGTATTACTATCAAGATTGTAGAAGGTCGAGATGTGGGAGTCTCCCCCAACACAGAGGTTACATTGAACAGATCCGATATTTATATCTTGCAGAGTAAGGACCTGGCTTGTGTGCAGATCATGAGTGTTCCACCAAAGAAGGATATTCTGAAGTATTGTGCACAACATAGTTTACCTGTGTCACGTATTTTATCTATTTGTAGGCAAGTTGATGGGTCTGTACGAACACGAGATGTACGAGGTGTGGATTTTGTTGCTGAGATGCATATTCCTCATTTTACTACTGCAGTACCCCTGTATTTTGGTAGGAGCATTGAATCTACCGCGAAAGGTGATTGTGGAT